ACTAATACATAAAAGTTAGCTTCTTTATCAGGATCTCCGTCGCGTGTATCTTTACGCATTTTTCTTTCAGGAAACGCAGCTTCTGCTTTTTCGTAAAGCACTGTAGCTATTTTATCAGATTTAGTTTCACCTGGAGAAGTATAAACTTCCCATCCGTTAGCTGATTCATCACTAAAGCCGTTGGCATGTATGCTTACATATATACAAGGTTTATTAGAAGACTTAGCTAGTTTATTTGCAGTAGAAACTCTTTCTGATAAACTAATGTCATTAGGAGTATTCACAAGATTTATAGCATCTATACTATTAGCTTCACACATAGCCATTAATCTATCTACTATAGCTCTGTTAAATTCTCCTTCATATAATACTTTACCATCTGGCCATACTGGAGATCTTTTACCTGGCGTTTGATATACACCGTCAACTATACCTCCGTGTCCATTATCTAATATCCAAAGATATTTAGAACCTTTACTATCTTCAGGAGTTGGGTTAACTGATAAATCAAATTGTGCTTGACAATTAGGACATGTAATTATTTTTTCCATATAGATCTAATTAAAGCAGGTAGCATAAATGCTACTGCAAAATAAATAATTAAAATTAGCGGAGTTATCCCATTTTATTTTTTATTTCTACCTCGTGTAAATTTATCAATTGAAGTTAATCCTAACGAACCAAAAGCAAATAATGCTACAGCATCTACTAGATACTCAGCTGGTCTAATATCATTGTGTGTAAATGTATTAGCTACTAATGCTATCACTAATGCTAATACACACAACAATCCTCCTAATCTTTTAGATGAATAATTACCTGATTCGTCACTTAATAGTTGTTTAAAAAATTCTTTCATAACTTTTTTTTTAAGATTAAAAATTTAACTAGTCTATATATTAAGTATAGAATAATAGCTAGTATAAACCAACCTAAAACTTTTTTCCATAGAGGTGTGTTTTCATAATACCTAATAGGTATTTTTCTTTCTATTATTTTAGTTACAGTAATAGTATCACATTCTCCTTTAATATACACATTCTTTTTTATAGTATCATGGAAAATTTTTACAGTTAGTCTTTCTTTTTGAAGAACTAAAGTATCTCTAGTTATTTCGGTAAAGAAATGTTCATTAATAATAGTATCGTGAACTACTCGTGGAACTTCTATTCTTACTGTATCATGAATATATACAGTGTCCATAGTAAGTAAATGTGGATGTTTTTCTATTAATCGATGAAATCTCTCTTGCGGGCTGCAAGAGATTAAGAATAATAATAAGATTAATATGTATTTATTTTTTAATTGCATGAATAGCTTCGATGATATCGATTTTCATTTGAGCCATATCTTCTCTAAGTTGGTTAATAGCTTGATCATTCTTCTCTCTATTAACTTCTACTTTAGATTTTAAATCATCAATTCTTTTATGTAAACGTTCATCCACTTCTTTAGATAATCTATCTAACAATAGCTGTTGTATTGTTACTTTGTTTTTTAATGTAAACCAAACTGTTAAAGCACCCACTAATGCAGATAAGATAGATAATAATGCGTCAAATCCAATTTGTAGTCCTGTAACGTCCATGGCGTAAAATTACATATTATTTTTTATATAAGTGTAATTACTTAATATAAAATACATTTTATTTATTACTCTACAGGCGGCTCTTCTATCTCTGGTTCTGGTATTATAGGCTCATACTTACTTGAAGGTCCTTGAAACTTTTCTGAGCTACTTTCTACAGCATCTTTGTAATAGTTAGCTATTCCAGTTTCTGTATCTACATAAACTTCTAATTCATCTTCTGTAAGAAAAGCTCCTATGTTTGATTGTCCTGTTACTACTTCTGTAACGTTTATATCTCCTGCATATCCAAATACATTAAACATTTCTGCTACATTAGGTACAAAGAACCATCTGTTTGGATTACTTTTTGTTATTTCATTTAAACTAAACTGTGCCATGTTATATTCCTCCTGCGTCTGTTATTGTGCAACCATTACCTATAAGTGTTGATCTAGCAGCACCAGAAACAGCAATGGTATAATTTGTATTATGAAAAGACATAGTAACTGCATTTGTATTTGTAGCAGCCATTCTATTTAAAACAAGATCATAATCCGAGACTTGCAACACACTAGTAGAATTTGCAATACTAGCCATACTAGTAACTGATGAAAAATCAACTGCTGAATCAAATTGTAGTCTGTTTAATATACCACATCCATTTGCTACGTTAGACATACTAGAAACTCCACTAAAATCACAATTAGCTCCAAATATTATTCTTTCTAATTGTGAACAGTTTTGAGCCATTTGCGTTAAATCACCTAAAGCAGGAAGAGTTGCTCCAGAAAAATTTATTTCAGCAATTCCTTTTGTATTATAAAATGCTAAATACAAACTTGTTAGTAAAGGAGCATTCCAATTAAATGTAAAAACTTCACCAGCTCTATATATATTATCTCTGAACATATTTAATACACTAGTTACAGCTGACATATTCCAATTAGCAGTATTCGGAACAACACTTAAATCAGCTCCTGTTAATACATCCCCACAGTTATAAAACGTTTGTGCTGTACTAGTACAAGTAGCATTTGGTAAAAATGTATTTGAAAAGTTACTATTGTTAAAAGACAATCTTCTGCAACCTGAAAATGTACTAGTTAACCTAGTACAGGAATCTAGACTTAATGTATCTAAGCCCCTTATCTCTCTTAACCAACTACAATTGATAAACCAAGAATTAAATGATGTGCAGTTTGATAAATCCCAACCTGTTAAATCAATAGTTTTCATCCCTTTGGCACTTGAACACCAACTGTCCATATTAAGACCGCCAAGAGTAGAAGTATTTGTCCAAGAACTTAAATCAAGATTAAATTTATCAGTATAACCTGTGGAATTTCCAACATCTCTCCACATCTGTACTACAGAAGCAGATGTTGCACCAAGCCTCCAATTTCTAACAGAAATAGAATTTATTTTAGCTTGCAAAAACATTTGATACCAATTAGTAGAATTTGCATTAAATAAGATATCATCAGCTACAATGTCTACACCTATTCCAGCACTATTTTCTCCTATGCTTCTCATAAAGGTATTATGACTAGTAACATTACGCATATCCCAACCAGAAATATTTATGTATCTTAAATTAATCATACTCTGAAAACAACCTGTTGCTTGTCCAGTAACTGTAGAAACATCCCAATTTGTTAAGTCTAAAGATGTTATTGAATAACAGTTTCTAAACATCCAGTAAAGTATACCATAAGTAGCATTAGTCATTTGACTTAAATTAGGAGCATCAGTAGCAGAGTATGTCATATTTTGACAGTTATTAAACATTTCTCTTACGCCATATATTATAACATTGCTTCCCCATTGTTTAAACTCAGTCCATTTAGATGCGTCAGTATTAGATTTTATATAAATTTCTCCTGTTAATTTAATTTCATGTACACCTGGAGTTACATAAGTATGTATTTTAGCATTAGTTGTTACATTTTCTATAGGAGTGCCATCTCCCCAATCTATATCATAGTTATAAGTAATACCTCCTCCAGTATTACCTCCTAATTGAAATGTTTCATTAGCTGTAGTGGTGGTAATAGTAAATATCATTTCTGAACCTGTATTTCCAGAAGGCAATACAATATTAGTAGCTTTTGAAGCTATTCCTAAAGTCTTATTAAAATTGATATTTGTAGGCATAACATTTATTCTACAGGTATTGGTTCACTCCATTCTGCCGTTGCCATCAATGTCAATACTCCAGCGTGATCTAAAGATTGAGTTGGAACTATTGTGCCATCGGAAATAAATGTTGGCTCGTGTCCTGATTCGTATTTCAAAACGAATAATGTTCCATCTAAGCTCTTGCGAATTGTTTGTTCACTTGTTTCCGCAACTTGACTAAAATCTACACTAGGTAAGTCTGAGATATTTACAATTATATATACGTCTGGTAAGTGTGTCATATCTTTTTTTATTTAATTATTTATTCGGTACATCATCAACTATTGATGCATTTGTCGTGTTTGTCATTGTTCCGTTATTGTTTCCTGAACCTCTATCAATTAGTGTTGGATATGAATCAAAGTCACCCATTCGCCACCACGATATTGGATTCAATGATTCAAGTGATTGAGGAACACCATTGTTGAAAATGCTTGTAACATCACTTGCAGAAAGCTCCGAATTAAATATTGCTACTTCATCAATGTTGCCATTAAAATATCTACCAAGACCATTGAATCTTCCTATGTCTAATTTACCATTACCATACGCTAAAGATGTAGGTAGCGTTGCACCCGTAAAACTTTCAGAAATTCCATTTACATAAATATTCGCATTTCCTGAACTAAATGTAACCACTATGTGATTCCAAACATTCTCTATAAATGGATAATTTATAGTAGTAATTACTCTTGGCGTTCCACCTAACTCTCTAATAGCAAAATTTAATTTTGTAGTACTACCAAGTACATTTGCAGTTTGTATTGCAAAGTTTCCATTATTATTGTAAATCCAATCAGTTATAAAACATTTTTGAGTTGTTGCAGTTGTTTGTTTTGCCCATAATGATACCGAAAAATCAGTTAAATTTTGAAGATAAGGTGCATTTCCACAATCAATGTAGTCATCAACACCATCAAACAATATTGACTTTGTATTGAATAAAGGAACATCATTTGTCCTTGATGCCAATGCCATATTTTGTGACGTTCCATTGTTACCTCCTGAACCATTATCAGGTAATGTCCAATTTGTTCCGTTCCATGTTGCATCCTCTCCCATGCGATAATATGTAGTAGGCGCAATTAATCCATTTTCATTCAGATTGTTTGGAACTCCTTGATTAAAAATTGTTTGTACTGAAGTTGAATCTCTTAAATCTTGCCCACTCCAAATTGCAACCTCGTCTAAATATCCGTTATACCTATTGAATCCTCCATTTGCATCAATTCCAATATGTAAAACATCAGTTGCCGTATAAAAACTTGACAAAATACCCATGGCACTTGTTGTCGTTTCATCTACACCATTTATAAAAATAGCTCCTTCCGTTCCTATTGTTCTTGATAAATCTACGCAAACAAGAATATGATTCCAATCACCATAAGTAATTGCATTAATATTACCACTAACATATTGTGATGTTCGTGATTCTACATTAAAGGATATATCAATACCTTCATACAATACCAATGCAAATTGACTATTGTTTGCAGTTGTATCTCTTGGATTACTAATAATGTACTCTAATAATGGTGAACCACTAATTGGTTTAATCCAAACACTTAAAGTTAATTTTGTTCCACCATTTAATTGTGAATAAATTGAATTGGTTTCAAAAATATCATCAACCCCATCAAAACTGAATGACTTGTTTGAATATAAACTTGGAACATCATCCTCTCTGTTTGCTTCCAACATATTTTGACTTCGCATTTCAAATGATCCATTAACATCTGTCAATGTCCAAGCAAAACCATTCCATGAGGCTGTCTCACTTCTCCACCAATTTGTTGGTTGTGGTGTTGTTGGTAGGTTATTCAAATCGTTTGCAAGTCCCTGATTAAATATCTCTAAAACTTGTGATGCAGTTAAAACAGTTCCCTGTCCCCAACAAGCCACCTCATTCAGGTTTCCGTTCATAGGTAACGAGCCATCAATATTTGCTAAAAATGAAAGGTTCGTTCCCCTTCCCATGTTTGCAGTATTAAAGTTGCTTATTCCTTGTTGAACACCATCCAAATATATTTTCAATCTTGTATATCTATTTGATAATGTATTATCCAAAGTGACGCAAACGTGATACCATTTGTTGATTTGTTTAACTGAGCCACTTCCACTCCTTGTCCAATTTGCTGATGAACCCTCAACGAATGCCTCTAATTGTAAACTTGCTCCACCTGCAAAGTAAACGTGAAAACCTCGTGTTGATGTATCTGTGTTTAACCTAATCAATGTTTGATTTGGTACAATGGTATCTAATTTAAACCAAAATGACCATGAAAATTGTGTTCCGTTGTCAATGCTTTTAAAGTTACTTGTAGATAGTAATTGGTCATCAATACCATCACCAAACCATGATGTAGTATCAAGAAAAGGTTGCTCCGTAGAAGTAGGCAATACAATGCTAGTTCCGTTTATGAAACCTAGCTTTTTATCAAAATTTATACTAGTAGGCACAAATTATTTTCTTAAACTAATAATTAAAAGTTCTGATCCTGTAGCATCATATTCTATTCTACCAAGAGTACCATTAGATTCTGATGCAGAAAAAGAAATTGTTTCTCCTATTTTTAATGCTACTCCGTCGACTGTAGCATCATTTGCTGCGTCAACATTTGCAATAGAAACAGAATAAGCTCCAGATGCAATGTAACCTGGAGCATTTCTAGGTCTTTCTATAGTAGGTTTAAAAGTAACTGCCTCTGTTTGTACTTGTATTCTTCCCATTTTTATTATATTTTATATGTAATTGTGAAAGTAATATTTTTTTCTGTAACTATTTGCCAAGTATTTTCAACTAAATCAAAACCATCTATTCCTAAAATTATTGTGCCATTAAAAACAAGTCTAAATTGCCCAATTTTTCCTTCTATTGGTTCAAAAATATAAGATCCGTCTCCTGATTTACCTGTTAAAATAACTCTTCCATCTTTTTCAACTCCTTGAGTAAGTATAGTATCAACTTTTGTAGATCCATCATTTTTAGTTAATGTATAAGTTCCTTTAGTAAAAATATGAGACTCTACAGGCTTAGGTGGTTCTTCTTTTTTCTTTTCTTTTGTTTCAATTATTCTAAATACTTCTGATTCTACATTTTTAAATACTTCTATTTCTAACCAAATAGATACAATTTTTTCTCTAAAATTTAAAGGAACTCCTTCAGAATTAAAAACTACAAATATTAATTGATTATCTGCAATTTTCCATCTTACGTGATATTCTGTAGCTGTTCCTTCAAAGAAATGATCAAAAGTAATTCTAGTAATATTCATGTCTGAAAAAACTTTGTTTCTTTGATTTTTTAAAACAAAGTTTATTTGTTCGTCTATTCCTGGTACTACACTAAGTTCAAATTGATAATCAGAAGGATTTAAGGTATTTTGTGCAGTAATCTTATTTACTTTAATACCATCTGTTCTAATTAAAAGAACACATTTATCTGACGGAGCATCTTCAGCTTTATTAAGAAGTCCTATTGATTTTCCATTTGTATCTAGATAAGCAACTGTTTCTTTTTCTAAATCGTAAAATAATTCTGCATTTGTTGCAGTAGCTTTATTAGCTTGTCTAGCAAATCTTTTTAAAATATTCATTAGTAATTAGTTTAATAATTTTTTAATTTGTTTGTATGTTAAAATATTGTAATTAGTAGTTTCTTCTTCAATGTCTCTAGTATCGTAACAATTTAAAATTTCTAAAACTCTTTTTTCGTTTTTGAGACATTCTAACACTTCTGGTTGAACGTATCCAAAAGATACTTGATTAACAAATTTTAAAACATCTTTAGCAAAAGTACATTGTTTATCCCAAACTAATTTATCAAAACATTCTTTATTTTTTTCATTTGCAGTTTGTGCTAAACTTGTAAGAGTAATATCTCCTCGTCCTCCTCCTGTACCATTGTCAGGTTGTAAAAGAGTTCCGTTACTATCTATAATAATAAATCCTATCAAAGTTCTTCCTGATCCAGGAGATAAATGTAAATCAAAAGGAGGTGCGCCTCCACTTCCATATAAAAAGGATAATATAGATCCTACACCTGTACCTCCTTCTGTAGGAGGAGCGGCTAAATAAGTAATTTCTGTTACTTCTTGACCTACAACTAATTCTGATAATGCTGCAAAATCATTTATTCTAAATAGATATACATTCCAAGGAGAATTATAACTAGTAGATGGGGCGCTATATAATAATGATGTTGTCATATTATTCTCGTATTACTATTTGCCAATCTGTTATTGTTATGTTTGCCGTTCCTGTATTGTTTTGAACATACCAAGTTAATTGGTTTGTTTCTTCAGCTAAACAAGCAAATGTCATAGTTACAGTTCCAGAAGTATTAGTTGCTCCTGTACTTAAATGACTATTTGCAAATTGGACTCCATTTTTATATATAAAAAAACTATATTCATCACTACCACCACCACTTTTAGTAAAAGTAATAGTAGCATGTATAGACACAAACACTTGTTTTCCTCCTAGATAGGTTGCAACTCCACTAGAACTACCGCTCCAACGTACTCTATCTTGTTGTGCATTGTTATTACCACAATTTACTTGTACTGGTGTTCCACTAGAAGCTATTGTAGTAGCAGTTGTGTTGTTAATCATAGTCATTAAAATACCAGCCGTAGAATTTAACAATCCTTGATTAGCTGCAACATCATAATAATATGTAGCAGGTTGAGTATAATCAGGTAAAAGTGCGATTGGAATTTCAGGTAAAAATAATTTTCCAGTAGTTAATCCGACATTTATAAAAGTATTTGAGCTTATAGTTCCAAAGACAGTTCTTGAAGAAGTATTAATATTAATTCCATTTTGTGTTTGTTCAGGATGAACAATACATGAATTAATATTAACTACTGCAAATCCAACATTATCTGGTCCATTTGCAAGTAATTCAATCATTGACGCAGTTGAATAAGTTGTAGCCGTAGCTTCGTCATACCAGTTATATAATTCGCAACTTGACATTTCTAAATGCCTAACGTCTTTAAATTGAAAGCCTACACTTCCTGTAGTATACCAACAAATTGAGTTGTTTAAATCGACTAATTCAAAGCCTGTAATTGTCATGAGATCATAACAACCTCTAAACTCACAACCAAAAATCTGTAATACTTTTGTTCTGCCATAATTATTAGCACTAACACCAGCAGTATAATTAATAGCATCAAGTATTTTACCTGTAGTAGTAGTATTAAAACCTACATTTTGAATACTAAAATCTACATCTGTAATATCGAATAAAGTGCCTGTGCCTGTGTATTGAATTAAATCTTTAGTTCTGTCAAGACCTACAATCTTTGAGCCGTCATTATTAACTGTAATAGTGCTACTTACTCTGATCAATCCACGAATAACATAAGTAGTGTTTGCCGCTAAAGTGCTTGGTAGATGCGCAGCATCTGTTACTTCGACAATATTAGTGCCATTAGCAATACGAATCATTTGCCCACTAGTAAAAGTTAAGCTATCTGTTAACGTAGCCGTTCTTGTAGTGCCTATTGTACTATCTCCAGTATATATTGTTGTTAATCCACCTCCATCTGCTCCATTTATTATATAAGAAATAGCGTATTCTTTAGTATTAGCTAAATTACCTGTTGCAACAACTACTGAAGATACAGTGAGCTCAACGTGACTTGCTTGAATACTTCCTGCGCTTATCTTATATATTCCTATTACACTACTATCATCTAAACTTGCTATTTGAAGAATTACTTCTCTTCCTGCTAAAATAGCAATGCGAATATTTGTTGCCCAAGTTTGGTAAGCATTTGGTGTGCCTACAATAGATTGATAGTTTATACTAATATTTCCTACAGTAGATAAAGTTAAACTATCTGTAATAAAAGTTTCTACATTAGGAGTATTAGGTGATACGATACCACTATCAAATCTCCACCTACCTCCATTAGCCCCATCTTCTCCTCTAGGTCCTGAAAAATCTTCTGTAGTATAAGAACTACCATCTGTTAAAAATATTGTAAAAGTTCCGTCTCCATTATTTACAATAGTTTGAATTCCGACACCATCTGTGCCTGATAATAATGTTACTTCGTTACAATCTTTACAACTCATTTTATTTTATTTTTTAACAGATAAAGTGGCATTTACTTGGATAAACTCATTATCTGCAATAACGGTTCCGTCGTTAGTATAACTATATGATATATATAATAAATCTCCTTTATTAAAAGTTATAGTACTTATAGGATAATCTACACATGCAGTATATAAACCAGAAGTTCCTGCTAAAGTTAATTGATATTCTACAGGAATAGTTAATGCAGTTAAATCAGTATCTGATCCAGCATTACCTATATCTGAACAAGCTAATTTATACATTAAAAAATTAATAAATATTGTACTAGCACTATGATTAGTAGCAAACGTTGCTCTTAAAGATAAAGTGTTTCCAGAAATTACATCTACAGGACTTGGTACTCCACAAGCTACTACTGTTTCAGTAGGAGTAAGTCTTGTTGCTCCTGAATAATCTATTAATACTGGAGTAGTTTTAATTTGTCCTTGTAAAGGTGTGGCTACTATTTTAGTAGTTCCAGAACCTGCAGCAGTGTAAGTATCTGTACGACCTATCATTTGATTACCTATTGCTGCTCCATTTTCTGAGTAAAAATCAGGACCTAATGTAAAAAAATTATGATGTAATAAAGGAACATCTCCTTGATCAGTCATAGTAATAGTTTGACTAGTGCCATTATCTAAAAATATAGTAAATGTACCATCGCCATTATCTACAATAGCAGAAATACCTGTTCCATCATTACCTGCTAATAATGTGACATCTTTACAATCTTTACATCCGCATCCCATAATTTAAGTTTTAACAGTTACCAGTATTACACTCGTCAAGTGTATTGCAATATGTTGTTGCCGCAGCAAGTATTGCTTCTGCAGTGTCGAAATCTCCGCAACTAAATGCTGATTGTATGCCGTATATATAAATTTCCATTTGATCTACATATGTTTTTAATTTCTCTACGGTCTCTTCATCACATGCATCGATTAACTTAACAATTAAGTTATCTTTACAATTACATAGATTGCATAAAAATAAAACGTATTGTTTATCGTTTTCATAAGTATTAGATGCATCTTGTACTTTGTAAACTATTCTATATACTCCATCGTTACCTGACCAAGCAACTTCTGATAAAGCTGTAAAAGCTCCTGGAGTAGGAGCACCTGCTACGCCTGCGTAGACATCTGTAGTGCCATCTTTTAATATAAAATTTTGTGTAAGAACATTACCGTTAATAGTAGTAGAAGATACTGTTTGAGCGATATTTACTGTATAAGTACCTCCGTTATTAGATCCTGTTCCTGTAAGTAATGCTGTGATTTTTGTTCCAGCTGCTACACCAACACCTGTAAGAGTTTGTCCTACTTTAAATGTTCCTGATATATGTGTAACGTCTGTGAACGTTGTTCCTGATATAGTGCCCGTACCCGAAGCTTGCACATCAGGAGTTTCGTCACTATTAAAAAATTGAACATCAGCATAAACAATTGCTGATGTATCAATATTTGGCGTTCCCCAACCTCCGTTATTTGTAGATAATACATAAGGACCTGTTTCCTCTTGTATTGTAATCTTATCGCATTTATTATTTAAAGATGCGGAAATTTTAGGTTTGAGTGCCATTTAGTTTTTTTTAGTTATTAATTAAAAAATATAGTAGCCCGCCATAGACAGCAATTTTATGGCGGGACTACTGTGGGTGGAGAATTTACTTATTCTTCGAAATCAGAATCTGCAAATCCAAATACATCAACTACAAGTTCTTCACCTGTTGATTGAGTTGCTGGGAAAGCCCCGCTTGTACCTAAATCTACATAAACTAATACTGATCCTTTACCTCCTTGAAGAGAAACTAATCCTCGAATATCTTCTGTCCAAGAGATTTCCATACATCCGTATTTGTTTCCTTCAATAACTGCTTGATCTCTCATTCGTGGTGGAACACCTAACATGCTGTTTTCACCTTCAAATCCGTAGCTCATGTACTCATCCATAGCAACTTGTTGCCATACACCAGAACCTGTACGAGCTCCTGTTGTAGTAATCAAAGTTGACTCATCAGAGAAAGTTACAGTGAATCGGTTAACGTAGTAATCACGGAAAGCGTTTACATCAAAGTCAGCTTGTACACCTGTAAGTCTAACACCAAAGTTAGCAGCTGCTGTAAGTTTACCGTGGTTAGTAGCATAAGTAGTACCTGTTGCTAAAGCTGTTACAGTTGTTCCTTCAAAAGGAGTTGACAACGTTACAGTTGTAGTTGTAGGTACAGCTGCTACTTGATAAGTTGCTCCTGCAATAAATACTAAATCACCTACTGCTAAAGAGTGAGCTGCAGAGTAAGTTAAAGCTGTTGATCCATTAGTTGCTGCTAATGTAGCAGTACCAATAGCCGCGGTAGTACCGTCAGAAATTACATCAAACTTTAAATAACCATTAGCGGGCTCTTTTGCAAAATTTGCTTGTCCGTTTTTAACTAAAGCAAAAGCAACTTCTTCTTGAGTAGCAGAAGCATCACTCTTAATAGGACCTGCAAAAAGGCTCATTGGTTGAGATCGGTTAGCTGCATCATTATCATTCTTACGAATTTTGATAAAGTAATCTGTTGAATTAGCTGCAGGAAGAGAACCAGTAGTTCCGTTAAATCCTACAATTGATACTTGTTGTACAGCTACTCGGTGAATACTAGTAGAAAGTGTAGCACTTGCTTTAGTAATCATAGGAGAAATCATTAATTGTTTTCCTGTACCTTTTCCTTGTACGATTCGGTAACGATCAGCTGCTGCTAAAGCGGCTGCATCCATTCTGCGCATTCCTGCATCTACTGCAACAATAGCGCCTTCTTCCAAGTTAGAATCAGATACAACTGTACCAACTGCTGGAAGGTTTCCTGCTTGTTTTGTGCTATCGTCTAATACGACACTAAACACATTGTCTGCGGTTCTAAGCATTTGTTTTTGTTTTTAAAAATTAATATTCATTATTATTCTAAGTCTCTAAAGTTCTCAATTGTTTGAACTTTTTGTTCTTTTACTCTTTGTAACATTAAATCTGTTGCTATGCCGACTATTACTACATGAGTACTTTCGTCAAGCTCACAGTTTCTTTGATCATCAGGAACTGCTCTATCTACTCTTATATTTTCTGGATTCTTAACGTATCTTATATGATAATTTGTTACGTTAAAAGTACCATCAGTAAATAGTTCGTGGCGTTTAGCTGTTTCAGTATCTCCAGGATTTAATGCTGAAGTTTCTCTACTAAACTCTGAACGCCAAACTCTACAATCTCCATTAGGTCTATAAAATGGTTTCTTGTATTTACTCCAATTAAATCTTTGCATTTCATTGTGAGCAACTACCATAACCCATCCTATAATACTATTGTTAGTGTCACATTCTGTTTTATCAATTGTACACTCTTCATAAATAGTATACATGTGATCACTTGGTAGGTCGTAGAATTTACCTGTTACATTATTATTTACTAGCACACCCGCTTGGTCTGCCGAAGCCGAAAGGTTGTTAGCATCTTTAACTAATGCTGACAACCCTTGGTTTCTAATTTCTGTCTCCTCAAAGCCTTTTTGTTTTCTGTTGTTTACTTCATCAAAAAACTTTTTAACGTATAACTGCTGTGCCTCTGTTAGCACGGAAGATAAATCAAAATCTTCGTAACCAGGAGAGCCAAAGCTATCAGCTCTGTCTAGCTTCTCCTCTAACATATCGGCCATTTCGTTTGCAGTCATTAATTACGTTGTTTTAAATCTATTTTAGCTTTAATTCTCATTTTTACTTCTTGATTATCAGGGTTATTTAAATACATAATTGTATCTGTTAAATCACCTAACTCTGATCCGTTATCAAGAGTATATCGTTTGTTTCCTTTTCTAATTATAGCTCCTGCTTCAGTAGCCTCTTGTACAAAGATACGATCATTATACTGAGGATGAGTGACTATTTCTAAGAAATAATTAGGATCTTTTTCAAGAACATTTAATACTTCATTTTTAAGCCAATCTGTTGTAGCAGTTGCTGGAATAGTTCGTCCTAAAGATTTTATGAATCCGACGATTGCTTGTTTGCTATTAGTAATCTCTGCGAACTTAACATATGCATCTGCTTTTACATTTGCTTCTGCTAATTTTTGTACAGTTACTTTATCTTCGTCTACAATCATAAACTCGTATGTTGCTTTTAAAATTCTTTCATCATAAGACGGTGAAACCAACATCTTATTAGAAAGAAGAATTAAATACTTCAACATATCTAAAGGACGATTAAGATTTAGAGTAGTTCCTTCTTTAGTTAGAATTACTCTACCTCTTCTATCTGATCTCCAGAAGTTTTTATCTGTTGGTAAAGTAGGATTTAAATCTACTCCCAACTCTGTTTCAAAGAACTCTTTTTGTGTCATCCCGTTTGGATAACTTTCCATATACTTTTGAATGCTCACTCTTTTTTGATCATCCAATATTACTTTAACTCCGCCACCTTTAATTTGGCTATTTAATGGTACTTGATAACTTCTTTTTACTTTGTTATACAAGAAAGGATCTTTCTTTTTATCCTGACCTTTTACAAGTAAGTTATTCCATTTTCCCGATGACTCTACAGGTTTAATAGAAATTACTCTATCTTGTAGAAAGCTACCATATGTTATTTTTTCTTTTGCTGCTGTCTTTGCCATTTTATTATTATTTGCTGTCTTTTAAATTCTCTTTTTAAAAAGAGCTCCCTAGGCTATCAACTCTAAGGAGCCTTTTTTGTATTCAATTAACCTTATTTATGAACAAGATTCTATCTCTCAACTAGTAGTCTTAGATCTACAACTTTTGTAGGATCTTCGATCATCATACCTCCCCATTTCTGGAAGTGTACTTCGTATCCGTCTACTCGTGAAGCTACCATTTTAGGACTGTTTTTTCCTCCTGGAGAGAATGGATCTCTCATACCTGGGATATACGCCCAATTGTAATCTGGAACTCCTTTTGGCTTAACTCGGTAGATACCTGCGTTATCGCCATAATCAAGTGCTAAAATTCTGTGAGATTCTACGATACCTTTTCCATCTGGATGTCTTTGTGGGAAGTATACATCATCATCGAAGAAATCAAGGATTTCAACCATAATAGTAACTCCGTTGTACCACTCATATACATTCCATTGTGGCTCTTGTAAACTCTTAGTGTTTTTACCACCGATTGTTCCTGAAGAAGTATTTCCTAACAAGAATTTATCAGAAATTACAGTAAACTTACCAGAACCTGATTTTTCGTTAATCTGCTTAGAGATTTCGATAGCTCCGAATTCTCCTGTAAGCAAGTGAATTGTTCTTTTACCTCTTTCGATTTTACCAACACCCATATCAAGAAGTAATTCAAGATGCCAATCAAGGTCGTAAGTGTTATAATAGTGTACGTTAGAAGGAGCGATTTGCTCAAAGAAACCTGAACCTGACTCAACTGCATATTTAGTTTTGTCATCTTTGTTCAAGTATTTGTGATCAGATGTCCAGTTTTTCTTACCGTACATCAACATACGAGCAAACATTTCTTCACACTGGTGGTGAGCAACCATATCTTGATAGTTAATCCAGATAGATTCTGTTTGACCTTTGTAGTTAAATCCAAACTCAAGAGGTTCGTTTTTACCTTTGTTAATAGTGTTACCAGCTACTTCATATTCCATTCTTAAAGTAGATGGACGGTTTTCCATTCTCCAAGGAGATGTGAAGTAAGGTTTAGAACCTTGGTAAGAAAGTGTAGATGGAGCAAGTGAGTAGAATTTAGACCAACGTGTACCAATTGCTAATTCCTCAGAAGGAATAGATTTAGTAGGATTGTCAGTAACTAATTCAACTTCAAACTTAAATCGAGATCCTGCATCCATAGCTTTTTTAACTAATAGATGATAATCATCAACTTCACCACGAAGAACGTTAGTTTCTTCAAATAAAGCTTCGTCGAAGATTAAATAGAATCGCTCTCCGTTTGCTCCTACGTTAGCAGGAAAGTTTCCTCCTGAGATAGATGCTCCTGAAATAGTTTCAGCATCAACCAAAGGAAGGTTTTTGTCGTGTTGTCCTTGCAACATCCAGTTGTAGAATCCGTTCTCTTGTTCCACTTCTTTAACAGGGAACCGATCACAGAACTCACGCAATTTACCTTGTAAATTAGTTTTGTAAATCTCACGAATTACATTACTAATCAATTGAGGCTTTTGTTGGTACAAAGCATGGAAATGGTTGTCAGTGACAAGACCATTGTAATCTTTAGCTTCATACTTTTGTAATGGAAGTAATTGTGCCATTTTTGATTTGTATTATTTGTTAACGGTAT